GCCGTCACCAAAGTTGGTCTCGATGACAAGCTTGGTGACGTTGTACTTCTTACAGCCCCTCAGGATGTCCAACAGGGTGGTGTCGGAGTAGCCGTCTCTGTACGCACGGATCTCGTGGACGTACAGAAAGCCGTTTTTTTGGCTTATGTAGGTGGCAGCTGTTTCGTCTGTGCCTCGACCTGACGGGTCAACGCTGCATATCGTTTCATCGTACGCACTCCACTCTCCCTGAAGCTGCATCGGGGAGTAGAAATAATCACCCGGTAAGCCAACCGTAGGCAGATCCTTGAGAACATTACGAGGATCACTGCACCACACAGCAGAATCCGGCGCTTGAGTCGGGTTAACAGCGGTAACGATGAGGTCTTGGAACTTAAGTGGGAACTTTTCTGCATCACTAAGACTCGTATCAAGCATGAACTGGAGCATGAAGTTGCTCCGACCCATAGCGGCTTCCCGTTCCAGCAGGTCTTCATGGCTGAAGCGGTCTGGATCCGTAATACCCCACGCTTCGGCACCTTGATCGATGTCCTCTTGGAGTTGAGGGGCTATCAATCCTTCGTATTGGGACAGCTTGCGTGGGTATCGAGCAGGCCACACAAACGGACGGTAGTTCCGTTCAGCCAGCTTGCGGTAAATGGTAAAGGTGGTCTGAGGCGTACCAAGGTACATGATGCGGGAGTCTTCCTTTGGTGTCAGGATCGACTCGGCCTCCGTACACAGTTGCAGAAGCTTTTCTCGCATCATCTCCGTCATGGAGTTACCAGGCACCTCCACGTCATCAAGAATCATCAGGTCAGCACGAGAACCCGTGAGCTGACCCGTAATACCGACTGATTTAACGGACGGTGCCTGGGACGGAGAGCAGTTCACATCAAAAGAGATACGCGACCACCGGGCGTCGTCACTTTTAGGGCGCAAGTGAACCAGCCACGGGGTCTCGATGATCAACTTCTGCAGGAAGATCGACATGTTGTCTGCACGCTCTTTGGAAGCGGAGATAATCATGATCTTCTTTTCTGGGTTGTTGAACAGGGTCCACAACACAAAGGCTCCCGTGATCCAGGACTTACCAACACCCCGGAACGCTTGGATCTGTAGTCGCTTTGGTCCGTGCTGCAGGTAATCTGCAATGGCGTATTGGGCACGGGTTGGAGAGGGCAGATCCAACTGCCCCCAGAGAGCCTGTAGAAAGAGCTTAAAATCTTGCTGTAGGGACTCAATCACGGAGACCCCCCTAGGAGCCTCTGTACGGCGTTTTATAGGCATTATAATAAAATGTACCTGAGTGGATAAATAACGGCCTTCCAGGGGCTTCTAGGGGCCAATAAGAAGCAATGCCGCCCCATGGTTAGGAGCGGCACGCATTTATAGAGTTAGTTATGCAAGACCTGATTTGCGTGCAGCAAGCATCCGTTCGCGCTTACGGCGTTGCTCAGCAGTTTCAGATTTGGGCATCTTGTCGGTTGATGCTTGGTTGAAGTACTTCGACGAATCCGCCTTGGTTGCGGCTTGATCGATCTTCAGGCTGTCCTTGACGCCTTCACCACCAGACTTGGAAGCAGCCTTTGGTTCTTGTTTGGGTGTTTCTTTGGCAACCGTTGGGGCATCAGCCCGTTGGCCCGTGGCCTGATCCAGACCCATTTCCTTGCGGAAGCGGTTCAGCAGGGGGTTACCAGAGCCACCAACCTTGTCGCGGTACTCTTTAGTGCCTTGGTACAAGCCCTTGCCGCCGTCGCGGTAGGTCTCGCTTGCTTTGGGTGCAGGCTTAGAGGGAGTGCTGGCTTTGGCCTTGGGAGACGGGTTACGTACAGCCGTAGTGGGTTGTTGACTAGCACTACGAACAGGACGTGCAGGTTGCTTTTCTGCAGGCTTAGCAGCTTCGGTATCAGTGAACTTCGACTGTTCTTTGCCAGGAACGTAGCGACCGTTGGTTGCAGTTGACCCCTTGTTTTCCGGGGTGTCCTTCATGTTGTACCGCTTGCGAAGCTCTTTAGACTTCCCCTTCCAAAACTCTGGATTGGCAGCATCCTTTGCAGCACCTTGCATCATGCTGGCGATGGTCAGGGCTCCAATCACTTTGTTTGTACCAGCGCCTACACGAGGCCCGGCAAACATGCCTTCAGGAGTCAGTCGGCTTGTGCCACGACCACGAGCCGTACGGACTTCACTGGAGCGGCTGCCTTGAGCAGCTTGCCGAGCCCTGTTCTCCGCCATTTCACGGCGGGTTGGTTCAGTCCGACTGGTGCCAGGACCAGAGCGACCAGGAGGAAGTTGGGGACGATTGCCAGATGCAGGCATCGCTTCCCTTGCGGGAGGAAGCGCAGGTCTTGAAGTGTCTGTACGAGTCTGACGAACTTCTAGACCAGTTTTCTGCTCTGGTCCCCACGGCTGGCTGGAGTTACCCACACGGTTTTGTCCTTGGCTGCTGGGGGGAAGTTGACGCCGGGGACCAATGCGAGATGCAGGCTGAATGGGAGACTTTTGTGCGCGTTGACTATTAAGCTTTGCCTGCTGACGAGACCGCATACTGCCAGGCTTTTGCTTGGCTTTATTTTTAGGTGCCATTATTAGTTAATGTGAGAAAGAATCATCCCTTCACGGGATGGATTAATACCAAATGTGCTCCTCATCCATTGGAGCCAATTGTTACTACCTTTTGCCTGATTACACTGCCAGCAGCTGGGTACAAGATTTGATGTAAGATCTTCCCCGCCAAGACAACGAGGACGTACGTGGTCAAGTGTAAGTTCATGTAATTCATAAGTTTCTCCGCAATAAACGCATTGACAGTTGAAGTGTTCCTTAATGGCTCTTCTCCAGAGCCTTTTTGCTTCTGGACTTGTCATCGTTATTAGGTTTTGGAGGTAGTGATCAGGCGTAGGTAGTAACGGGGTCATGCGTACTTCTGGCCAGTACGGGGTCTGCGACGGTTGGCTGAGGGGTTTTCAAGCTTTCCCTTTGCTGGACCTGTGTGGGAGGCATCCATTCCGTCACCGTTCCCGTAGGTGCCAAGCTGTCGGTTCAGCTTGTTGGCATTGGTACGGATCTTTAGACCGTTGTTGGTTTTGTTGTATTTGGATTGCTGCTTTTGTCGGCGTTTACGTGCCTCAGGATTCTTTTTGTAGTACTCAGACGTGCTTTGTGCCATACAGCCTCCGTTGCACCATCTCAGGGTCTACCTTTGGCATCACAGACGCCAACTTATCCAGAGGGTTACCTTCATAAGCAACCCCGCTGATGTCGTTTTTGGTCAGCCAGTCACACGCAGCTTTAAGGTCTGCAGTCGTTGCCTCTCCAGACTTGATACGAGCAAGGAACTCAGACGTAACAAGGTTATGGAGTTCGTTGAACTGGTCTTCTGTGGCTTTCTTTTTATTAGCCATGACGCAGAGCGATTTGATCTAGTTTGTTTTCGATGCGGACCATGTGGTCTTCCATCTTTTTGAGAGCAGTCGACAGCTCTTCACGTTGGACATACTTCTCTGCAATACGCAGCTCAACGCGATCAATACGGCTATCGACTTCACCAATACGTTGGTTCAACTTGCCATGGAGAGCAACAACTCCTGTCAACGCTGCAATGGCAGCAGTGATAACTCCCTCAATCATTCTGCTCCATTAGGCGGATGAGTTTTTGGGCGTAGACGGGATCGGTGGCGTATCCTTCACGCTTCAGGAGGAACGCACAGTCCTCACGGGTGGCTGCACGGTTAACACCTTTGTAGCCCTTGTAATCTTTGTACCACTGGGTAACCAGATGGTTGACGCAATCGTAGGGAGTAGCAAAGTCCATAAACGCAGCCTTTATTGTCACTGGACCGTTGCCGTAGTCTTCCCAGGTGGTCTTGACCGTGCCTGGACCTTTGATGCCAAAGAAGTTGTTCTTACCGCTCAGGGCGGTGCCATACGCAGATTCAAGTGCCCATTGGGCTGCCACAACTTCAGGAAACTTGGCACCAGCTGCAGCAGCAGCAGCTTCGATGCCATCCCATGTATTAGTGAATTGCTGCTTGGGAGGTTCAGCGGGAGGAAGCCTCCACA